CTTACCGTTTTCGCCTTTCAACCAGTAAACATAGCGAGGAAGCATATCCCCTACCATTCTTACTTTGTTGTCGCCTTCGACATATTGATAACTGTCGATTTTATTCTTTTGGGCTTCGCCCTTGGTTTGATTAAATTTTATTGCCATTTTAATTCCTTTAAAGTGATTTCTTCAAATAAAAAATGTATTCTGTCATTTTCTACTCGTAGTAATCTGTTGTTTTTAATACTGTCCTCGTCCCCTGTAAAGTGGAGGAGGTCTAATGTGGTATCTTTATTTTTTTGATATTCAAAATAATTACGCAATGATGCGATACCTGCATACTGTGCAATCTCGCCATCTGAATATCTCCTTCTTTGAATGAATAACGCCTCTGGGTTTACTAGGAACGAATTCCCATGAAAACTTTTAGTCCAGAACTTGTATATTCTATCATGTCTATTCACTGGTGGTAGCTTATAGGTAAGTATATGAAGGATTGTCAAAATGTCTTTGACACTCCCGTTGCTTTCCCTTTTTACTTTTTCCCAATTATAGAATAACATATTATAACAAACTTTTAACTCCGTGTCAAGATATATTTTTTCATGCTATACTTCAAAAACTTCATAGCCCTGTCGTATGTAATATCCCCTTCTCGCCGAAGCCTGCTTTCTAGCAGTTCGACCATGTAAGTTAATATCCACTACTTTGGGCTGTTGTTTTCCGTCATACATTCTTATTACTCGCCCGATTAACTGTGTGAGCAAGGGCTCATTGTTTATGGGCGTACCTAAAATTAGACAACTAAGGCAATCTAAACTGATACCTTCTGAGAAGATACTTTGTGTTCCAAAAAGAACATCTTTGTCAGTAAAGATTTCCTTAACCATCTCTGCTCTCTGCTGGTGTGGAATATCTCCAGTTACGCAGATTGCATTGTCTCCTACGAGCCTTGCACAACTCTTTAGGAAATCTACTCTATCGGCTACTACTAGAACTTTATGACCTTTTGCTGCATAACTTGCGGCAAGTATACCGATCATATTTTGGTATTCCCAATCAAAAGCAAGTGAGTTGACTCTTGTAGCCCAGTCAACATTGCCGTCCATGAAACGAATACCAGAGTTTATAATATCTACACTTGGTGTAAGATAATTCTCTTTTGGTGGTTTAAAAACAGTACTCGAAAAGTAATCACGAAACACTACATGTCTTCCGTCTTTTCGTTGCAAGGTTCCTGTTAAACCAATTTTATTCTTTGCTCGTGAAGCATCAATAATTCGTGTAAAAGTAGGGCTACTTACATGATGCATTTCATCAAGTATAATAGTGCCGAACTCTTGTGTGATTTTGTCGATATTTCGATACAAAGTTTGCACATTTCCCACGACGAAAGGCGAATCGATCTCAAACTTCCCTGAGCCAATCACACCCGCCGTAACCCCGAAAACTTTTTTTACTTCTTTTTCCCACTGCCCTCTTAAGGCTAAAGTGTGAGTAACAATTAAAGTTTTCTGTTGTAATTTATTTGCGATAGCTAACGCAGTAAATGTCTTTCCCCAACTTACCCAAGCGTTGATTATACAACTGCCTTCGACTTCATCATATACAGACTGTTGAGAGTCTCGTAAAGTAAACTTAAAGTCAAGTGGTTCGATCGGTGAATCAACACGCTTATCAACTATCTCGTAATCGTCTGGAATTAAATCCGTTCTCCCGATTGGTAAGGTCACTAAACCCGCTCTTACTACGCCCATATTCTTTATGATGATAGGCGGATCAGTAGGTCTACGAGGCGGTATACTGTAGGTGAGTTCTTTGTCGAGGTATTCTTGATACTCGTTACTGCACTCTATGTATATTCTGTTGCTTAATACTGCCTTCATTGTGTCCTTGTGTACGAAAAAACTCTAAAGGGCGAACCAAAGTATATGGTTGGGAGAGTCCATAAATTTAAAATTATGGTCGCCCTTCGAGTTAATTATTTAAAATACTGTAAAATGTCCTCTAAGTTTGCATTTATAATTACGCACTCGCAATTATCTATCCATGAATCTTCGGTATCATCTCGGTATCTTTTTGATAGAAAGTCATACCTGTGGTGCCCATTTATAATATAGTATTTTCCTGCTTTTGCTGGACATACTTTTATTGGGTTTCTATAAAATCCGCCGCTGAGACGCATTTCCATTTTCTTAGTTACTTTACTATCTCTGTCTTTTTGTGTTGGAAGTAAGTCTACATATTTTATGTTTTTTACTGTAAATGAAAAATCAGATCGTTCAATATCTGTCATATGCACTTGTGGCATATCTTTTCTTAAGTAGATCATTAGTCATCCAACCCATGAACGTAATTGTCGTTCTTTTCTTTGTAACCATAAAAGCTACCTTCTTTTTCCTCTTTGAAAGGTGAGGATAGATCTTCCCATTGTCCATCCATCCATTGCCAAACATAATCGTCTAATACTTCTCCAGGTACACAATCATATTTTTCATGATAGTCATAGTGGTCAAACTCATCATCATGCCACTCTGGAAATTTTTCAACCATTACTTCATCTAGGTCTGAGTCTTGAAGTTCTTCATAATCAGAACCTGCTACACCGTTATCATCCCAAAATATTTGTACTCCAAGAAAGTTTCTAAACTCATCTTCATACTGATGTCGAATTAGAACTTTAGGATCAATACTTGCTAGATATTCTACTAAGTGATTACAGAAGTCGCTTACTGGTGACCATGCAGATACTATATTTATATAATCATCAGCACCATCTTCAATGTGAGCCCACTTTGCTCCTACATTTTTACAATACCAATTATAAGAATCATCCTCATTATACTTAGGCATAAAAGATAACTCCTCGACTCCAACATGTTCTTGGATTATCATTGGTTCGCCTTCCCAGTTTTTTATTTCCCTTTCCACTGTTTTGTTTGCTACTTCATCTGCAAACTTGTCTATTACTGCTTCGTTTCCTATTACAGTAATATAATTTGATACATGATTTGCCATGTTATCTCCTATTTAAACTCGGGACCGTTGTACCACTGAACCAGTGAGTACCTCTTCCCTCTTTTAACTTCAGTAACTCTGTGTTGTAGAAATGATGGAAATACAATAACTGTACCTCTCTTTCTCAACTGCCCCAAAGGCATTTTTAATTCTTGCCCTTGTGGATTTTTTATTTCAAAGTTACCACCTTCATAATCTTTTGGATGAGATAAGTTTACTGTAATCGACAGCTTTCTAAAAGGCACATTTGGATTCAAAGATGAATCTGTATGCCAATTATAAAAACCCCCTCTTTTATACTCACCAAACTGTATTGTTTCTTTATCTGTTACAATAAAGTTCCATGCGTCTAAGTTTGCTAGTGTAGCATACCCTTGTAACATTGTTTCGAGAAAGTGTCCTTTTGGAAACCAAGATACATTTGTAACTCTAGTTTTATCATTTTTTACTTTTTCTTTTTGTTCAGCGCCGTATATACCTGCTTCTTCTAATCCATTTTGTTTTCCGAGTTCTATTATTTCATCACAGGCTTCATCGGATATCCTGTCTGTTTTTGAATACCAAAATGGTACTCTATACGCATGTCGTATCATATTTTTCTCCAAGTATCTTTCCACTTCTTTGTACTTAATTCATATAAGTATGCAGGTCGTTTGTTTATATATAATATTCCTGCGTATAATTCAAGTCTAGTTGGAGGTCGAGGAACTTCAAAAGGAAAAGGAATACCTTGAATCCATATCAAAGTAGCAAAATCTTTATTTTCTACTTTACCTATTAGATGGTATTTTAAGTCTGCTTTTTTACTTTTTTCATATATAAAAAACTTTCCATTTGAGTCCACATAAAATCGTCCTCTGTGTTTTATTAAACCACCAAAATTATCTATTTGATGTTTTAAATCATACATATTTTTTAAAGGTGTTCGTAATCTTCTTTCACCTATACTTTGTCCATCAACATTTGTATCGTCAAGGACTGCACCATCAATCCAAAGTACGCCATCTCTACGCATAACTTCATCGGAATGAACCACATAAAGTGGGAATCGAATATCTTCTAGTTTCATACTATTGCCATGCAAGTCGACCATGCTTCCCCGTCGTGGGTAAGAAAAGGTTCGCACTTCTCCCAGTCTGTCGGTTCGACAGGGGGTTCTTCATAAGTTGTAGTTGTACAACTTAGTAATAACAATACTACTAATAATTTCATTTTCTTTGACTTGCAGCAAGAGGATCTAACAATACTCTTTCTCTTCTTGAAAGTCCATCAAATACTCGTTGTGGGTTCATTGCAGGCAGTTGACAACTATAATTAAAATCAGAACTATCAATCCATTGTTTTAGTACTTTTCTAGTATGCTCCATACCATTGTCTTGCCCTTCTATAACGCTTGGCACTACTAGTTCTATTAATATTTTTTCTGTTCCTCTTTTAAATTCCATACTTTGCCTCAAATTTTCCGAATGAGTAGTCGTCTCCGACATCAAAATCACATCCTACTGGACAGTTTGGTATTGACATACCTCTGTCTTTTTGTATACATTCTTTCACTATTGACATATACTCATCTACATAAATCATATCAACTTCTGCTAAGATAGAGTCATGCACTAAAGCAAATATCTTGGCTTGAGACTGATCGATTTGATTATGAGCATCAATCGCTCCGAGTAAGTTTACATCAGATGCAATCGACTGTACTAGAAAATTAATACCAGATCTTACTTCATGAGATGCAATACCTTTATCTTGTGAGAATACATTTGGTAATCTTCTCTTTCTACCAAAGTGAGAATATATAAATCCATTGTCTTGAATAAATCGTTTGTTATCATCTAACCATCTCTTGAGACCATGAAACTGCTCAAAGTAATCTCGAATAACTGCACTTGCCTCATTCATACTAAAGTATTTTCCTGAGTCTTTGGTAACTTGCTCACTAATCTTCTTCGGACCAGCTCCATACATAATTCCAAAGGTAACAGCTTTTGCCATTTGTCTTTGTGTTCCATACTTCTCTGCAACTTCTTCTACTTCGCAAGGAAGATTGAATACTAACTTTGCAATATTTGAGTGAAAGTTTCCACCACTTCGGAATACATCCATTAAGTTTTTATCATTTGCAAGCACGGCTGCGCAATATACCTCAGCTGTTGTTAAGTCCATTGCAACTATTTTAGTACCTGGGCTTGCTTTGATACACCCTTTGACAATCGGATTGTCTCTGGGAATCTGTTGCATATTCATTTTACCACTTGAGGACAACCTTCCAGAAGTTGTTCCATGCAGGTTGAAACCTGTACGAAGTCTATTATCTCTGTCAAGCTGTGGGTAAATTTTGTCAAGATATGTACTCTTAATCTTAACTTTTTGTCTTATATCAAGCACTAACTGAGGCACTTCATGTTTCTCAGCTAACTCTTTCAATACTTCCGCATCAGTACTGTCCGCACCCGTTCCAGTTTTCTTACCTGTAGGAGCTAATCCTAAGTAATCAAATAATAAAGATCGTAGTTGCATTGTACTGTTTGGATTAAAGTCTTTGCTTTGTGAATGTTCAAACTCTTTGATAGCTGGATAAGTATATAACTTTTCTATAGCTTCATCAATTTGCTCTTGCATCAATACTGAAGATGTTTGTAGTCTGTCTTTATCAAAAGGAACTCCTGCATCTTGTATATCTGTTAGAAATCTACAGCCTGGTATAAGAATATCTCTATACACTCCGTACAATCTATCATTCTTTACTAGTGCATTTTCAAACTTCTGAAAGAGTAAGAAAGTACACACTGCATCCATAGCAGCATAGTCTTGCATAATTTCAAAAGGAATCATATCCCAACTGAAACTACCTTTCAGTATACCATTTCTACGACAGTAATCATCTATCCACTCATACATACCTTTCTCATAATCTCCATAAGGTGTGTACTTGAGGGACAACTGTTTTAAACCGTGTGTGCCTGGATTCTCATCTAGCATATAGTGTAGTAACATGGTGTCTTCAAATCTTGGAAACTTGAAGTTGAAATGATACTCAAAGAACGCCAAGTCAAATTTAGCATTATGAAATACTACTCTCTTTTTAGTAAATATTTGTTGAAGTAATACTTCTGCTGTTTCATCAATACACTCACAGTCTATATATGCTCCATGTTCTGGCTCATATGATATACTGATTCCAAGCATATAACCATCTCGAGGGTATAATCCAGATGTCTCGGAGTCAAGAGCGATAAAGTCATTAGCATGATCTCTAGCATTGATAAGGAACTCATGAAGTTTTCTTGAATCTGTAATTCCATAACACTTGTCATCTCCAAGTTTTTGTTGTTTTAATTTACCTTGCGTATACTTTACTATGTTTTCTCTTGATTCTTCCCATGTCTTTTTAGCTTCAGGCTTGAACGCTAACATTGCTGGGTTAATTACTGGTAGGTACTTATCATCAATACATCTACCACTGTATTCTGTAACAGAGTTTTGTTTTGTAAAATACTTCAAACATTCAGAACCTACAAGTATAATCCAGTCATAGTCATCTTGATTGATCTCTATATCACAATCTCGTTTTAGTACTTTCTTTATTGTAGGATCAGAACATAGTTCATACTTATCAAAATCTATCTCA